TCCTCTCTACGTCAAGGTCTTGGGCGTGGTCAACGGTGAGCCTGCAATGGTTGACTCCACAGAGCGTCTGGTAACCAAGGGACTCAAGAGCCAATGGATTGCACAGGTTAAGCAGACGGCTGGCTCTATGCTTGCCCAAACTGACTGGATGGTAGTGCGTAAGGCTGAGCGCAATGTCGCTATCCCAGAAGATGTTGTTGCTAAACGGGCGGCGATTGTGGCTGAGTGCGACAGGCTAGAGACTGCAATTGCGGCTTGCACGACAGTAGAGGCTTTGATTGCGGTGGTAGGCGCACAGGCTTGGGGTGAATAATGGCAACGATTGGCGAAGTTCAGGGTCAACTAGACACCCATGAGGCAGTCTGTGCTGAACGCTATGCAGGCATCAATGCTAGGCTAAAGAGGCTAGAACAGATCCTCTTAGGTACTACTGGTTTTATTGTAGTCTTATTACTCAGCTTAGTTCTTAAAGTAGGTTAAGATGAGTAGGAAAGTTACATCTGCTAAGACTAAGACTACTATTACTAAAGAATTACTGTATGTTGTTCCAACAAGTAACACTGGTTTCTGGCAACTTCTTTATGTTATTAGTACAGCTGGGACAGAAACTCCTAAGGTTTACTGGTACGATAAGTCTAAGAATACTGAGTACTTAATTCTTGCTGGTAAGAACTTAGGAGCTGGTGACTATCTATTATTTACAGATGCAATAGTTGTGCTTCAAGGTGGTGATGAAATTAGGATTGAGCAGGCTGGCACTAGCTCAGTTACTTATGTTATTACAATAGAATTAATTCAAGAACAAACAATTCAATTTCATAGCTAGGAGTTATTATGCCAATGGTAGACGGAAAGAAATACCCTTACACTAAGAAGGGCAAACAAGCAGCAGCATCGGCTAAGATTAGTAAACTTCGTAAAGAAGGTATGCCACAGAAACAAGCAATTGCTGTTGGCCTATCAATGGCTGGTTTGGCTAAGAAGAAGAAAGCTAAGAAGTGAAGCAAGGATTATACGCTAATATCTGGGCCAAGCGTAAACGTATTAAAGAAGGTAGTAACGAGAAGATGCGTAAACCCGGAACAAAGGGCGCTCCAACCGCTAAAGCATTTAAACAATCTAAAAAGACTACAAAGAAATGAAAGATTCAAGACTAACTAGGGCTGGCGTAGCAGGTTTTAATAAGCCAAAGCGTACACCTAGCCACCCAACCAAGTCTCATGTAGTAGTAGCCAAGGAAGGCGATCAGGTCAAGACTATCAGGTTTGGACAGCAAGGTGTTTCAGGCTCTCCTAAGAAGGCTGGAGAGTCAGAATCATACCGTAAGCGCCGTGAGTCTTTTAAGTCTAGGCACGCCCAGAACATAGCCAAAGGTAAGATGTCTGCTGCATATTGGGCAGATAAAGTTAAATGGTAGTTGACAACTACTAATTTCTATGGTATAATACTACTATGACTTATTTACAACTAATCAATGACGTGCTTATCAGGCTTCGTGAGAACGAAGTTAGCACTGTGTCGCAGACAGCCTACGCCAAGATGATTGGAAAGTTTGTCAACGATATCAAGCGTGAGGTAGAAGACGCTTATGACTGGAATGCCTTAACTGATACCTTGACAGCTGCAACTACAGCTAATTTGTTTAACTACGTACTGACTGGCTCTGGGGTACGGTTCCGTGTCCTAAACGTAATTAATGACACCAGTGATTGGTTTATGGAGGTAGCTCCTAGAGCTTACTTTGACCAGCAGTTCTTGATTAATAACGCTCAGGCAGGTCAGCCTCTATACTATAACTTTAACGGCGTAGACTCCAACGGGGATACTCAAGTAGATATATTCCCTAAACCTGATGGGGTCTATAACCTACGATTTAATATTATTAAACCTCAGGCTGCACTGACTCTGGCTACCGATATAATCAAGGTTCCTTCCGAGCCTGTAATCTTTGGTGCTTATGCTAAAGCCTTGGCAGAGCGTGGCGAAGACATGGGGCAGAATAGCTCAGAAGCCTACGCACTTTATAAGAAATCTCTAGCAGACCATATAGCTATTGAGTCTAGTCATTATCCTGATGAATCTATCTGGAACTTAAACTAAGTGGCAAAACCTCTTAAAGCAGTATCAGTAGCAGCGCCGGGATTCTATGGACTCAACACTCAAGAATCTGGTGTTACTCTACCGCCTAACTTTGCATATGAAGCTACCAACTGCGTCATAGATAAGTTCGGGCGTATTGGCGCACGCAAAGGCTGGACTAAAGTTAATGGATCTACTAACGCAGACTTAGGCACTAACAAGATTCAAACTCTGTATGAGATTGTTAAAGAAGACGGTAACGTAGTAATCTCTGCAGGTAACAATAAACTCTTTACTGGACGTAGTACGTTAACTACAGCTACTGTCAGAGATGCTACTAACTCAGCTGATTTAACATACACGATTACTGATAACCATTGGCAGATAGCTGCTCTGCCTTATGACTCTGGTCTTAGTGCTTCATCCCATGCCTACTTAGTTCAGGCAAGTCATCCTGCTTTAATTTATCATAAGCTGGGTGCTACTGGTCATGCACATACTGGTTCATATGGATTTCAAAGACTAGCAGATATTGGCACACTGCCCAGTGGTTTTACTGCCAGCACCTTTACACCTAATTGTGCATTGGCTGCTTATGGTAGGATGTGGTATGCTGATATCACTGGAGATAAGCAAACTATTTACTTCAGTGATTTGCTTAATGGAGACAACTTAGCTACTGGGTCTTCAGGTAGTTTAAACATTGCTACAGTGGTTCCTAATAATGACCCTATTGTATCACTAGCAGCTCATAATAACTTTTTAATTATTTTCTGTAAACGTAATGTTGTATTATATTCAGGCGCTGACGATCCTGCAACATTGACGTTATCAGATGTAATTAAAGGTATTGGATGTATTGCTAGAGACTCTGTTCAGAATACTGGCACAGATATTATCTTCTTGTCGGACACAGGTGTACGTAGTTTACTGCGTGTTATTCAAGAAAAGTCTTTACCATTTAGAGACTTGTCTAAGAATGTACGTGATGACTTGATGGGTTATGTTAACTCAGAGACAGCTAAGCTTATTAAGAGTGCTTACTCTCCTAATGATGCTTTCTATGTTCTAGCTCTGCCTACCAGTGGGTTAACATATGTCTTTGATATGCGTACTTCTCTAGAGGATGGCTCAGCTAGGGTTACTACTTGGAATAATATTAATCCTAATGCTTTGTGTGTTACTGAAGCTAGAGAGTTACTGCTAGGAAAGTTAGGATACATTGGTAAGTACGGTGGTTATGCTGATGACACAGCTGTTTACCGTATGGTGTACTACACCAGCTTCTTTGATTTCAGTGAGCCTACGCTAGAGAAGATTCTAAAGAAGATTAATATTGTAGTCTTTGGCGGTGCATCACAGAGCTTTGTAACTAAATGGGGTTATGATTATGGTGGTTTAAATTATAACCAAACACTAAGCTTACTAAACTCCACAGTAGCTCAGTATGGTATTTCAGAGTATAACACCACTGCTGAGTACGCTGGCTCAGAGAATATTAATTCTTTGATAGCTAATGGACTAGGATATGGTAAGGTATTACAACTAGGATTTGAAGTAGATATTCAGAACAGTTCTATGTCTATTCAAAAGTTTGAAGTATTTGTTAAATCTGGAAGGACGATATAATGTCTAACTATACGAAGACTACCGACTTCGCAGCTAAGGATTCTTTAGCCTCAGGTAACCCATCGAAGATTGTTAAAGGCGCAGAGATTAATACTGAGTATGATAATATTCAGACTGCTGTCAACAGTAAACTAGATGCTACTATTGCTGCATTAAACACTTTATTAACTGGTAACACTATTACTGACGGGACTATTAGTGGCGGTACATATTGATCCAGATGACAAAAAAGTTCCTGTCTGCGTCAGAGATAACTATATTATTTATATCGAAAGAGTAGGACTAGCAAACTGGATGCACGCAGATGTTATTAAGTGGACACCAGAAATATTCAGGCAGTTTGACAGAGACTTAGATTTAATATTTGAAATGCATGGTGGTCCAATGTTCATCATGATAAATAAAGAGAATAAGAAGTTGCAGAAGTTTGGAAAGATGTTTAGCTTCTGGCCTTATAAAGAAGTACAATGCTACGATGGTATTACGAGACTTGCATTTAGGAGAATGTAATGGGTGACATAATTAACGCAGTATCAGACGTATTTGGATTTGGTCCATCGTCTAAAGCTGCTGAAGCGCAGACACAATCAGCAGGTATTGCTGCTGCAGGCTCAAAAGAAGCTGCACAGATTGCTGCTGAGGCTGCAAAGTTTAGACCATATAATGTTCGTACAGCGTTAGGTGGTGTAACCTTTGGAGATCAATCATTAAACATTGATTATGACCCAGCACTAGCTGCGTATCGTAGCCAACTGTTCAGAGCTGCAGGAGCTGCGCTGCCTCAAGATATCCCAGCTGCTGAGGAGCAAGAGTATCAACGCCTGCGCTCTGCTGCAGCACCGGGAGTATCTCAGCAATACTCTCAGCTTGGTACTAGCCTCTTTCGTACTGGTAGGCAGGGTCTTGATATCTATGGCGCTAACCCTGAGCTACGTGCATTCCAGCAAGCACAGATTGACAAAGAGACACAGCTAAGAGAACAGGCTAAGGCTAACGTAGCTGGAAGGATTGCTCAGTCTACTGGTCTGTTTACTTCTGGTCTTGGTGTCGAGCAGGCATTGCTGCAACCTGTTGAGATGGGCGCACAACTTGGTGGACGTGCCGCTGCTGCTGGTGCAAGTGCTGGTGGATTCTTGCTTAAAGGCGGTATGGAAGCTGCCTCTGCACAGGCTGCAGGCGCTCGTCAGGCTGGTCTAATCTCTGCTCAGTCTCAACAGAACTTGTTTGGTGCTCTGCCTTCTTACAGAGAACTAACAACCCAGCAACCTAATACTCCGTATGGTACACCGCTACAGAACTTCTACTACACTGGTTCTTTTGCTGGTAACCCACAAGTATATGGGCAAAGAGCTGGAGTAGACTTTACGGCTATGGACGTTTACGGTTAAGGAGTAAGGAATGGCTACACCACAACAATCTTTATTTGGTATGTTCCAAAGCCCTGCTCAGATAGAGCAAGCGCAACAGCAACGATTGTTTGAGCAGGCTCGTCAGTCTGCTATGATGACACCTGAGCAACAAGGTGCGTTTATTGCTGCTAGGTCTGGTCAGATGACTGGACGTTTACTGTCTGACATTGCTGGTTACGAAGACCCAGCTCTAAAGAAAGCACGAGACCTGCAAGGTATTGCTAACGAAGTTAAATCTTCGATGTCTGCTGAAGACCAGAAAGACCCTGCCAAGGTATACGCTGCTATGGCTAAGCGTGCTAGCGAGATGGGCTACACTCAAGAAGCTATGCTACTAGCTGATGAAGCT